TTTAGTATTCAAGGAGAAGAGATTGAAAAGTTTTCTTTAATTGATCGTATCAACTTGCACTTTAAAATTGGTGCTAGTTCTATGATTCCTTTTTCTATAGAGGAACAGGTGTTTGTTGCACGTACTGATGTTGCAGAAACATTTGAAGAGGTGCTTAGTATTGCTGTAGATGTATATAACTTTAGTAATGAAACTGAACAAGTGGCAGAGCTTCCTGTTCCAAATTCTTCTGGGAAAGGTGAAACTGATGAAGATCAGGAGCAAGAATCTGAAGAACAGAATGAAGAACAGTCACAGCAATCAATGCCACAAGGTTCTCAGCAACCTCAGTCATCTCCCGAAGAAGACGAAGAAGATGGGGAAGAGGAAGATGATGAAGAATTAGAAGGCACTCAGGGTGGAGATCGATCAAAAACTCAACGTTCTTTTGATAGTTCTTCTGAGAATCTTTCTTCTCGCACTGGTCGCAATTCAATCTATATTGAAATACCTGAAAAAATTGACGTTGACAATCACTTGGTTGACTGGACTGTTCTTCATGAGTGGATTGATATCAACCAAAGAGATGCAGAACACTACGAATCAGTTGATGCTGAGTATACACAATTTAGAAAGCAATCTCAGAAAGAAGTAAACTACCTTGTCAAAGAGTTTGAATGTCGTAAATCTGCTGATGCATATGCTCGTGCAAGTCAATCTAAAACTGGTGTTCTTGATACTACTAAGTTGCACACATACAAGTACAATGATGACATCTTCAAAAAAGTAACTGTTATCCCTGATGGTAAGAACCATGGTCTGTTATTCCTGCTTGACTGGTCTGGTTCTATGAGTAATGAAATTCTTGCAACTGTAAAACAAGTTTTAAACTTGACTGCATTCTGTAAGAAAGTTCAAATTCCCTTTGAAGTATATGCATTCACTAATGACTGGGTTGCTGCAAAACGTTCTATGGAAGGAGATAATGGGTACATTGACTATGACTACAAAGGTCTTGAAAAGAATACAGTTTACATTAATCAAGAGTTCTTTCACATGATGAACTTTGTTTCTTCACGTTCTAACTCAAAGGACTATGAGCGTATGTGTTTGAATCTATTCAGGGAAGCATACTATTACACACATCACGTTTCATACAATCCAACTTTTGGTGTTGGTTTGTCTGGAACTCCTTTGAACGAAGCTATTGTGATGCTTAATTACATTATCCCTCAGTTCAAGAATACGAATGATCTTCAGAAGGTCAACGTTTGTATTCTGTCAGATGGTGAAGGTGGTTGTGCAGCATATGGTCATGAGATCTATCTTGATCATAAAGATGAATTCAAAGTTGCAGCACGTCGCATTGACTGGTATCAAGTTCTTCGTGATCGTAAAACTGGTCGCACCTATCCTCAGTTTGATGGGGAGAATGTAACTAACATCTTCATTAAACAAGTTCGTGATCGTAACCCTGGTGTCAATGTTATCGGATTTCGTATCTTAGCAGGATCACAACTTACAAGTTTCGTTGGTAGGTATGCAAATTTTGATGGTTACTCTGAAGTACAGAAGCAATGGAAGAAGGAGAAGTCCGCTATTATTAATAACCCCATTGCATTTACTGCACTGTATGCTATCTCCAATAGTTCTTTAGGTGAGAATGTTGAATTCGATGTTGAGAGTGGTGCTAAGAAGGGAGAGATCTCTCGTGCATTCAAGAAAATGCTTAGCAAAAAAGCAACCAACAAAAAACTACTTAATTCTTTTGTGGAGTATATTGCATGAATATTACTGTTCCAATGAGGGTATTGGGCAGTGGTCTTGTGATCATTGCTTACTTTACTATCCTCCATATCAATACAACATTTGGTGTGGCATTGCAGATGGTAGGTGATAGTATTTCAATTCCTTATTTTATAAAGACAAAATCTTGGGATGTGGTTATCATGGTTACATTCCTCCTAGTTATCTCTATATCACATTTGCTATGAACATTTTTGTTACTGATGAATCTCCACGAGAATCTGCTTATGTCCTACCTGATAAGCACATTGTCAAGATGCCATTAGAGACCTGCCAGATGCTCTCTATAGTCGCCTCAGACAAGTGGGGACATGGTTATGGTACACTGCCTAAGAAAGATGGAAACCCCTATGCTACAGAGAAGGGAGCGTTCCGTAATCACCCTTGTACTATCTGGGCAAACGAAACTAGGTCAAACGCTAGATGGTTGCTTACGCATGGTATTGCATTGTGTGAAGAGTATGAGGCACGATATAGTAAAGTCCATACTTGTTATAAAACTCTCCTTGCTGCTGATGAAATTATTCCTTATGTAGCATGGGGTGATCACACACCTTTCGTTCGTGCAATGCCAGAGGAGTTTAAGTTTGACGATAGTATTTCTACTATCGAAGCATACAAGATGTATATTTCATCTAAACCATGGGTGTCATCCAACTATCTGCGTGTGCCACATCGCAAACCGTCCTGGGTTGAGTAGAAAACTCTTCTCTATGCCCTATACTATATTCATACACAACACAGACACATGCCTTTCGCTCCCGTTCCCGTTTCAACTGAAGATCTTGTTTCTTACCTTTCCGACAACTTCGGTACTGAGGTAAATACGAAGCAATTGTTTGAAGCATCTGAGCACTTTAACTGCTCTCTCGCTACTGTTAAGAAGCGTCTTGCTAATTACAAGCAAGGTATTGGTAAGTGGAATTTGACTGTGCAAGAACGTCTTGAGCAGAATCTTGCTGCTCCTTCTGCAATGCCTGCTATTGAGCAAAACCTTGTTCCATCTAAAGATCCCAATTACGTTCCCTTCGGAAACTATAGCGACGTTAAGAAAATTCTACAAAGTCGCATCTTCTATCCTACTTTTATCACTGGTCTTTCAGGAAACGGTAAAACTTTCTCTGTTGAGCAAGCATGTGCTGCTCTAAATAGGGAACTAATCCGTGTGAACATTACCATTGAAACTGACGAGGATGATCTTATTGGTGGGTTCCGTCTTGTTAATGGCGAAACTGTTTGGCATAATGGTCCTGTCATCGAAGCTCTGGAACGTGGAGCTGTGCTGCTTCTAGATGAAGTTGACTTGGCATCCAATAAAATTCTCTGTCTACAATCTGTTCTTGAAGGTAAGGGTGTCTTCCTCAAGAAAACTGGTCGTTATGTAGAACCAAAAGCAGGTTTCAACATCATTGCTACTGCTAACACCAAGGGCAAAGGTTCTGACGATGGTCGCTTCATTGGAACAAATGTTCTCAACGAAGCATTTCTTGAGCGTTTCGCATTAACTTTCGAGCAAGAGTATCCTACTCCTGCTACTGAAACTAAGATCCTTCTACGTGTTGCTGCAGCAGTTGGCAAGCATGATGAAGAGTTCTGTGTTAATCTTGCTAACTGGGCAGACATTATTCGTAAAACATTTGCTGATGGTGGTATCGATGAGGTTATTTCTACCCGTCGTCTTGTACACATCATGAGAGCATATGCTATCTGGAACGATCGCATGAAGGCAATCAAAGTTTGTGTGAACCGTTTCGATGATGAGACCAAGCAATCATTCATTGAATTGTACGATAAAATTGATGCTGACGTAAACACTGAGGAGGAAACCAATGACGAGGTATGATTTTCATGGTTACATTGGACATGTGGCAATCCTTAAAGATTGCCAACACCGTTCAGGTAAGATCCTGGAAGGTGAAGGATACAGATTAAAAATGCAAGCGATTGACGGAAGTGAATTTGAATGCTATCATAATAATATTGAGTACATTTGGGACAAATGACCTTGAAATACAATGAAGACGCTCTGATCAAAGAGCTACGTGACTACATCTCTGGAACCTATGGGCAACACTACTCTGCTGGTAACGACAGCATTCAAACGTTAGATCTGATTGAAGCATGTGGAGACGCTGAGGCATTCTGCCGTAGCAACATCCTCAAGTATGCTTCACGCTATGATCGTAAGGGCACTGCCCGTCGTGACATCATTAAGATCCTTCACTACGCATTGCTGCTGCTCCACTTCTCTGACAAAACTGCCATTACCGAATCCTACAACCAATGAGTAAAGTTATCCTTTCTGAAAAAACACTAGATGTCCTTAAGAACTTCAGTACAATCAATTCCTCCATCGTATTCCGATCAGGAAGTACAGTACGAACTATCAGCAATGCAGAAAACATTCTCGCAAAATTCACCAGCGAGGAAATATTTCCTACTGACTTCGCAATTTATGATCTCAGTCAGTTCCTTGGTGGTATTACTTTGTTTAATGAACCTCAGCTCGAGTTCACCTCTACGGATTTTGTCAGCATTCGCGGTGGGCGCAATTCTGCCAAATATTACTTTAGTGATCCTGAGATCACTCTCAAGAGTGCGCCAGAAAAGAACGTAAAGTTTCCAGGTGCAGACCTGCAATTTAATTTGAGTGGAGATGAGTTGATTGCATTGCAGAAAGCATCTGCTGTGTATGGTCTTCCTGATCTTACCTTCAGATCAACTGAAGGAGAAGATACTATCAAACTAATTCTTCGTGACAAAGAGAATGATACCAGCAATACTTATGATCTCACCGTGGCAGGTTGTTCTACTGGCACCTATTCTCTTGATGTTAAGATTGAAAACATTCGTGTTCTCGGCAAGAGCTCTAACGCTACTGCGGGAGATTATACAGTTAAGGTTTCTAAACACTTGATTTCTGAGTGGACTAATACCGATGTTGAACTAACTTACTACATCGCATTAGAACCTTGAGGTTACACAAAGTTTTTTATGTTCCTATCTTTACATTCAGGTTTAACAAACATAACTACTATCAATTTTCTGATCTAGAAAAAAATGATAGTCGTCCTAGAGGATGGACAACTCCATTGAACTCTACGTTTCCTGCTATACAAGATAACGATCTTCTTGTCTCTCCAGATGTCAGGGACAATATGATGAGTGATCTAAAGGAACAGATTAAAAAACTTTTCTATATGCATGGCATACCTGACAAGTTTGACTTTGTTGATTTCTGGTATAACTCATACCATGACAACCAAGGACAAGAACAGCATACACATCTGACTGGTTGTATGTCTGTCACTCCGTACTGGTGTGGGATCTATTACAACAAAGGATTTACACCAACAACATTCTTTAGACCAGATTCAAACAACAGGGTTCACCAGTTCCCTTACAATGGACCTGAGTTTAGAGAATACTTTGCTGACAGTTTACAACCTAATTTGTCTGATGGTGATGTAATTTTATTTCCACCATACCTAAAGCACTCTGTTGATTTGCAAACCAGTGCTAGTATGCGACTGACCTTTTCTTTCAATTTACAATTACATAATGGTTGATGTACCATACGAAATTCTGGAGTATTGCGACTCTTTTACCCTTGATGCTGAACGTAATGATTTACGCTATATTGATTGTGTTTACATGAACATGGGTGAGTATGGTAATGACCCAGAACAACTCAGAGAAATGAGACAACGCATCCGTCCTATTTTTGAATAATTTATTATGAGCAAAGAATTTTTGTGGGTGGAGAAATACCGCCCAAATATTGTTGAAGATTGTATCCTTCCTGACACTACTAAAGAAGTGTTTCAGGGTTTCGTCAATCAAGGTGAACTACCTAACCTACTACTGAGTGGCACTGCAGGTGTTGGCAAGACAACCATCGCCAAGGCACTGTGTGAGGAGATTGGTGCCTCTTACATCGTGATCAATGGATCCGATGAGGGACGCTTCCTAGACACTGTAAGGAACAGAGTCCGTCAGTTTGCTACGACTGTCTCTCTCACCTCTGGAGCGTCTCACAAGGTCGTTATCATCGATGAGGCAGACAACACAACTAACGATGTGCAACTCTCTCTGAGGACTGCTGTGGAGGAATTCCATGGCAACTGTCGTTTCATCTTTACTTGTAACTTCATTAATAAAATTATTGAACCGTTACATTCACGATGTACTGTTGTTGACTTTAGAATCAAACCTGATCAAGCAGTCAAGCTTCAAGGCGAGTTCTTCACACGTCTCAAAACTATTCTTACTAACGAGAATGTAGAGTACGAAGATAAGGTTCTCGCTAAGTTGGTCAAGCGTTATTATCCTGATTGGCGTCGTCTTATTAACGAGTGCCAGCGTTATGCTGCTACAGGTAGTATCAACTCTGCCATACTGGTTGATGTTGCTGACGTTAATCTTGATGCTCTTCTTGGATCCTTAAAGAAGAAAGAGTTTACTACAGTCAAGAACTGGGTTGTTCAACACATGGACAATGACCCTAGTATGGTGATGAGAAAAATCTATGACAGCATGTATGGTGTTCTGAAACCTGCTTCTATTCCCGAAGCTGTTCTTATCATTGCCAAGTACATGAAAGATATTTCTGTTGTACCTGATCAAGAGATTAACATGCTTGCATGTTTAACTGAGATCATGATGAGTTGTGAATTCAAATGACATTACTCAAATTTATTGAGAAAGAACCTAAAATTATTATGATGGAGGAAATGTATGAGCGACTCGAAAAAGAATCAGAGAGACAGTGGAGTTACATCAAGAGTCAAAACCACACCTCAAAACGTAAAGGAAGCACATGAAGCATTATTTTATGCTACAATGAATTTACCTGCTGCATCTGCCCATTGTGGTATGACTCAGAAGGAACTTAAAATGACATTTTTTGAATACCTTAAATACAATGCCCCGAACTTTGAAGTCCCTAAAGACACCCCTTAGGTATCCTGGTGGAAAGAGTAGAGCACTTACTAAACTCTTTCAATACATTCCTGATCTAAAAGATTATAAAAAGTATCATGAACCTTTCTTGGGTGGTGGTTCTGTGGCGTTGGAAATTGGTAAGCGATATCCACACTTGGATATTTGGGTAAACGATCTCTACGAACCACTCTATAACTTTTGGAGAATATTACAAGACAACGGTAATGAAATTAAGAACATCCTCCTCCAACTTAAACAAAGGCACCCTGACCCCACTTCCGCTAAGCAACTTTTCTTGGATGCTAAAAAATACCTTGAGGAGGATACCAAGGAAACTGAGGATCTTCATCGCGCTGTTTCTTTCTATGTTGTCAATAAGTGTAGTTTCTCAGGTCTTACAGAATCAAGTTCCTTCTCAAAGCAAGCAAGTGAATCCAACTTCTCTTTGGCGGGAATAGAAAAACTTCCATTTTACTCTGAACTAATTGCAAAATGGAAAATTACTAATCTGTCATACGAGCAACTCCTTACAGACAACAAAGAAATTTTTACTTATCTTGATCCTCCATATGAGATTAAATCAAATCTATATGGAAAGCGTGGAAACATGCACAAAGGTTTTAATCATGACCACTTTGCTGTCAAGTGTGATAGGTTTATTGGTCCACAACTGGTATCATATAATTCTTCTCAACTGATCCAAGATCGTTTTGACGGGTGGACAGCTGCAGAATTTGCACACACTTATACCATGAGGAGCGTAGGGAGTTATAATACAGATCAAGCAGCTCGTAAGGAACTAATCCTTTTTAATTATGAAATGTGAAGTCACCCTATACAAAGCAGGCACCATCTTCAAGGAAGAGGTGATTGCTGTTGACTATCAAGATGCTCGCAAGGTTGCCGTTGCTCGCAATCCTGGTGCTAAAATTGTTTCCGTTACCGCCGTATTTAAATAATGTATCAACTGAAAGATTACCTGTACTCGATTAACCAATCCAAAAAGAATATTCTTGATGACGATATAGATGCTGAGAGAAAGTATCCCCCATATATCGTTAACAGATGTCTGTCTTCTTTTACTGATACTATTCTTTATGTCAATGAACTGAATAAGAATCCTCATCTACCAAAGAAGTTACAGTATGATTTTTTACTAAATAGTGTGAAACCTAGGAAACGTTTTTCTCCTTGGGCACGAAAAGATTCTATTGACTATCTTGAGTTAGTAAAAGAGTATTATGGTTATAATGACGATAAAGCTCTACAAGCTCTTAGAATTCTCACCAAGGATCAATTAAATCATATTACAAAAGCATTGAGTAAAGGTGGTAAACATGAGCGGTGAAATTGAGATTCAATGGAGACAAACCGATATGGTTGAAGTCGTCCTAAATGAACCAGATGATTTTCTTAAGGTGAGAGAAACACTAACAAGGATTGGTGTAGCATCACGTAAAGAAAAAAAGATATATCAATCCTGTCACATTCTGCAT